TGACTGGGGGTCAAGAGGCCGTGAGTTCAAGTCTCGCCACTCGGACCAAGAAAAACCTCGAAACCGTTGCGGTTCCGAGGTTTTTTATATTTAGACTATTCTGACAAATTCTCGATTATGCCCAATATTTCTATCCTGTTACCCCCGTAGTTACCCTCGCATAAAAGGCCTCTGCCCGCAATGGGCAGAGGCCTTTTGGGCTAATAGTGCGTCATTTTTTAGGATCGCTCATCCCTCGCGAAACATCCCTTGCATCGTCCGAACCTCGGCAGCTCTCTCGATCTGCTTCTTGTGCAGATAGTCATAGAGACACTTCATGCCCTCGGGCGGCTCGCCGTGCTCCTGCCGGTACTTCTGGATGACGCCAGCAACCTCGGCGTGGAGCATCGTCATGTGCCGCATTTCTTCGCCGGAGAGATCGTAGAATGTCTTCGCGAGAGCAGGATATTCGTCCTTGTACTCGAGGGCGCATTTCGCATACTTCATCGCGTCCCCGATTTCCTCGTCGACCATCGCCGACAGTTTTTCAATGAGTTTCATTTTCTTCCTCGCTTTCTGCGGTCAGCGTCGGCATTGCTTTTTTTATCTCCGCCAGCGCCGCGTCGCCAATCTGGTTGCCGATGCTGCGCCCCGTGGGCGTGGCCACCATCGCGCCAAGCAGCATGCCAATCAAGAGCTGCACCATCGCGCACCTCTCAGATTCGCTGCACGCGCAGCGCCACATTATTGACCGTAGCAGCAACACCGGTGAGCACCAATGTCAAGGCGGACCCTGCCGCGCAGCAGACCTGACGCACAAGCGCCGGAATGCTGAGATCGACCGTGCCATTGGCGGCAGCAGTCTCGGATGCAGTCGCGCCGGGAACAGCGACGCCATCCTTGTAAAGCGTAATAGTGACGGTTCCGGCAGCAGTAGATGTGACGGTGACCGAGGCATCGACATCGTAGTAACCGGTGCCGGTGATGTTGACAGCGTTGCCGTTGAGAGCCACGTCACAGCCGTAGCGGCGGATAAGGCTGCCAAGAGGGATGACGCCGTCGACCGCGACGGCGGTAGGCGTCTGCATGGCAGCGTAAAGAGCGGATTTACAAGACATTTTTATTCTCCTTCCATAAAAATGGGCGGGGCTTTTGCCCCGCCTGTTACCCGGCCATAGGGGCCTGCCATGTCCCCCGAGCGGGGAATATGGTCTTAAAGGTTGACGTTGCCGTTGCAGCCGCAAGACGCGGGGATGATCTGGCCTGCGCAGGTCGAAGCCACGCCGTACAGTGCGGGCTTGGTCAGCATGCGGCCCTCGATCGCATCCAGACGGCGGTTGAAACCGCAGCAGCAATCGGAGATCTTCGCCGCCAGGGCGTCTGTCTGCTCCTTGGTGAAGATGCCGTTCTTGAGGTTCTGGTTCTCCATCTTGAGGTCGAAGATGGTCTCCTGCAGGCGCTGCTCGTAGATGCGGCTGGCCTGACTGGTGATCGCCTCAGTGCTGGCGTTGATTGCCATGCGCGTGTCGTTGCTCTGCTGCTCGATGAGATACTGCGTGCGGGACGTGTCGATGATCCCCTGCTTTTCGACCTCGCAGTTGCTCACGCGGTTGCAGCCGGTGTCATTGACGGGATACGGCATATTGCCGCGTCCAAAGCCAAAGCCGTTGCCAAAGCCGCCAAACAGCGCCGCGATGACGATGATGATAAACAGTACCGCAAGCCAGCTCATGCCGGTGCTCTGATCGTTGTTCATAGTGCATTCTCCTTTCCTCAAAAATTATTCCAATTAATTAAAGTCGGTTTTATCTAAATCGTGGCCACGATAAAGAATTAAAGAAGATGCTGAGAAATTTTAATTATTGCAATCAACCGGCTATTTCAGCCGGGGGAATTTTGTTGAGCGCCCCGTTTTGCCCTTCTGTGTGGGCTGTGAGGCGTTCTGTGCGCCGCCGAGTATCTTGTTGGCGTCGGAGCGCAAAGCCTCTGGGGTCGTGCCGAGAAGCCCGCACAGGGCCTTCGCCTGCATTGTGCGCCCGTAGCGCGAATATAGGCTGTCGGCGATACCAGGATCAATGCCGAGCCTGCGCGCCGTGCTCTGCACGCCCTCCAGCGTGTCAACCGTCCCGCTGATCGCCTGCTCCGCTTTCTCCGCCGCGCCTTGCAGGTCGGCGCTGGGAAACATTCTCGCCGCTGCCGCTAAGAGTTGCTTGAGGTCCATTTTCCTTCAGCTCCTTTACCTGATCGGTCAGATTTTTGATGACCGCAGCCATGTCGCTCATGGCCGACTGCATTTCGCCCATTAGCTCCTCCTGCGTCTTTGGCGGAGTGATGATGCCGAGCTCAACGAGCTTGTCGTAATACTGCTGCGTGGTGGCCTCCAGCTCGGCGTATGCCGAAGCGGTCTTGCCGATGAGCTGCTGGCGGTTGCCGAAATAGTCGGTCTGGAAAATATCACCGTTGTCGATAACACACATCATGCAATTTCCGCCGCTGTATCCGGCGATTGCAAACTGGTCCATGCGCGCACCTCCTTTTGTTGCTTTCATCGTACAAAAAAACGGGCGCTCAAAAGCGTCCGTAAAGTGTATGAAAAGTGCGTCGAAACCCGTCGAACGATTCCCCTTGCCTTTTCACATGAAACATGATATTTTAATTTTGCAGGTCATTCCCGGCCTGTTTTTACACAAAAGAAATGACCTCACCGTTTATTCGGTGGGGCCGTTTCTTTTTTCATAGACTTCTGATGCAATTTTCTGGTATGCGCGCCGGCGGTATTTTTTCACTGCATCAACAGACAGGCTTCGCTCCATTGCCACCTGCACGCAGCTTTTCTGCCGCACGTCGCATTCAATAATACACGCCGCCTCCGACGGCGGCAGCTCGAAGGATAAAACGTATGCCACGGCCCGCTTCGGAGCCATCGCGGATAGTTCCGCGCGGATCTGCTTGTGCTGACTGTCCATGCCCGTGTAGGGCTTGCAGAGGCGCTTGCGCGTGGGCTTTCGCCGCCCGCTCCTTCCTGTGCCCAAATCTGGCACCGTTATTTTGTCGCTCTCTGGATCATCGTCATGGCTTCCTGCCGCGTGATAAACGCTTGTGGAGCCGTGCCGTCTGTGATGCCTTCCTCTTTTGCCGCATCCCACACAGGTTTTGCCCAGCTCGAAACCGGTTTTGTCCGCTGCTGCGCAAGGTAAGCGTCCATCATCTTGTTAAACGTTGCCTGATCCATGTACTCCTCCATTTCCGGCGGGTACTTGCCCGCCAAGATCATGCTCCCTGTGTATCGCATATGGTCGTCCCACTGGAAATGCGGCTTGTCCGGGAATTTCTTCCAGTCGCCGCCCCACGAAAAGCCGACCTGCTTGCCGATCTGCCCGCAGCGGGCGAAGAACGACGGATCGTCGTACTCATGCCCCTTGACGTTTTTGCAGATGTCGAACGCAAGCCCGGCCTTGACGCCGTGAAACGTCGGGCGCGTCGCGGTCTTTGCCGCGTAGCCGTTCGCGGCAAGATAGCGCTGATACTCGTCATCTCGTACCGTCTCCGTCACCAGAACCGGAAGCCCCGCCTCCTTACAGAGGTCGAGGAAAATGACGCAGTTTGCGCGCACATCCGCGCGGAGATCGGCGATATCCCTACTGTGATACATTTTCGTCACCCTTGCTGTCGATCACGTCCTGTGCCTTCTGGCTCTGCGTGCCGAAGTAGAACGCGATGATGACCGCATAGATCGTCATGAAGTCCTGCGAGATGTTGCCCGTCACCGCCATATAGGCGAAAACAGCGGTCAGCACCAGCGTCACGAGGCTCTTGACGCTCATCAGGTTTGCCAGTCTTTTGTGAATCAGTTCCATGTTATTCGTCCTTTCCTTTAATCTTGATACCAGCCAGCATGCCGAGTTCCGCCGTCCACGCGGCGAACCACGCGACGGTCAGGCTGTCCGGCACTACCTTGTCATGCGCGGTCAATACGAGCACCGCAATGCAGTACCAGCAGAGGTTGAGCACTGCCGCAATGACGTACTTATCCCGCTTTCTCCACTTCTTCATAAGGCTACACCCGACAGCAGCCACGCGATAAACGCGCCCGCCAGCGCCGCGAGAGCCTTGTCGACCAGGCTGTCCCACCGCTTCCCCGCCTTGCCCGTGATTGCCTTTACGTCCTCTTTGATCTCTTTGACGTCGCCCTCAACGGTCTCCTGCTTGGTCGCCAGCACTTCGACCGACGTTGCCAGCCTGTCAAGTGCCGTTTGGTGCTCCTGTAACTCATTGATTCGATGCGTATTGCTCTTGCACCTGCTTTCGATCAGCGCGATATCTGCGTCATCGTAGTGCTTTGCATTGTCCATTTTTCACGCCCCCTTATTTTTATGGTGTTCTCCATTGAGCCTATCATGCCGCCTCCGCAAATTCACCACGGGGCAAAAGAACCTGTCGGGCATCCGACAGGTTCTTTTTCTTTACGCCGCTTTCTTCCTCATGATTGCAAGCTGCTCGTCCACCCGCGCGCGGTTCCAATGGCGAATGCTCTTTCCGACGCCGAAGTCCTCAAAGAGGGCTGCACGCTGTTTATCGGAAAGCCCCTTCTGCTGATAAACAAGCTCCATGATCTGCAAGCCCTCGCTGTTGCTGATGGTATCACCGTTTTTGTCCTTCAGGCTTTCGATCCCGCCTTTTGCCAGATAGAGCGCAATATACTGGGCTTCTGAAACGCCCGTTTTTTTGACGGTATCTATGGCCTTTGCCGCCCACCCGTCCGTTTGGTAATTGCTCACGCTCATTTTCCCAACGATGTTGGCATATTCGTAGGCTTTTGCAACGGCATCTGCCTTATCGCCGTCGCTCATGGACTTATAGCTCGCAAGTCCCGTGAGATCGCTGACGATCTTATAGGAAGTCTGCCCGCGCTTTGTGGCGTACTTGACGTATTCCTCGCCGGTCAACTGTTTGTTTTCCTTATTCACGGTAAAAGATTTCGGTGCGCGCTGCGGCAGGACTTTGGCCTCACCGGTCGCCTCATATAGGCGGCTCAATTCATCTTCCATTTTGCTGTCGATTACCTTCGAGGTATACGCGGGATTCGCAAAATTGTTAAATGCCCGCGCGGCCACGCCTCCGGAGTTTTCCGCGCGCCCCCATGCGTCGATAAAGGGAATCTGCCCGTAGTCAACGCCCGGAATACGCGCGCTGGCCTTGCCGAGCGCATATTGCATATCCGGCGTCAGGAATTTGTTCTTATCCGTATAGGTCGTCATGCGCTCGCTTTCGCCCGTGCGCTCCGCCTGCCCGAAGACCGTCGGGATACCCTGCGTCAAATAACTCGTCGCCGCGCTTGCTACCGCACTGGTTAGTGCGTTTGTGTCCCCGGAGGACGCATACCCCACCGCGTCAAAAACGTCGTTCAGGCTTTGCAGACAACTCATGGAAAGAAGCGGGTCCGTCACGTTGCTTGCTGCCTGAAGCATATCACTCATAGTGAGATACCCGTTGTTCGCCTGCATCTGCTCGTAAAGGTTTGCCCCAACGAAAAACGGAAGCGCTTCCGGCGCAAGCCAATCCAGCGTAATACTCGTGCCATTTGGCAGCTCCAGTGCGTATTCCTGATGTCCTTGCAGCTCGTCGAACTTTTTCTTCTTCTCGTCATCACCGCCGCTGCCGCGAAGAATGCCCTCTTTCGCCATATAAAGGCCGAGCATCATCAGCCCCGTGCCGGTCAGTCCGGCGGCGGCCCGGTCGATCATTTCGGTCGCCTGCATATTACCCTTCTGCACCTGCACAAGGTCATAGCTTATGCTTTTGAGGAAACCAATAGGGCTGTATTCCACGCCGCGCACCAGAATGTTGGCTGGTGTCTTGCGGAACGGCAGGATTCCTTCGGCGAGGGTGCTTCCGAGGCGTTTCATCTTGTTATCCCCGCGGTATCTGCCGAGATCGGAGATCATCTGTGAAAACGCATTGGTGTCTCGATAGGTCGCTTTCTGCGCCTCTCTGATCGCGTATTCGCGTGCCGCTCCAATGCCTTTCCCGCCAGCGACCTGCTCCGCGGTAATGCCATTTGCTTTGCAGAATTGCGCCAGCGCCGCCGCGTAATGCGGCTTAGAGAACCATGCGTCTTCTGCATCCAGCGCCGTGCCGTTGAATTTGCGCATCGCTTCCAGCAGTTTCGGTTTGAAGATCGTGCGCCCTTCCTCGATTTCCTGTCGCACATTGACATTATCATTGTACTTGCCGCTACCGAGAGCTTGCTCGCGAATGTTGGCATAGTCACTCCATGCCGCCTTGATAAGCCCTGCGTCCTTCGTCGTCAGGATTGCCTTCGTGCGTCCGACTTTGCCGCCGCTCACCGCGTTCGCAGCGCTCTCAATGCCTGCGCCGATAACGTTCTTTACCGTGACAGCAGGAACAAATCCTACGTTGCCAACGATGTTGCGCACATGCGTGCGTGGATTACCAAGCATCGAAAGGTAGCGCCAAGCGTTCCATTTGTCAATGAATCGGCTCGGCATCTGTCTGCCGATATCACGATAGATTTCTTTCATCGCCTCGGTGCGCGCGTCGTCGTCCTTTGCGTTCAGGAACTTCTCAGCGAGGTCGCGGTCAATCTTCAGATCAGGGGCCTTTTCCCCGTACTGCTTTTTGAGATCTTCTGTCAAGTTCTCCACGCTGCGCTGCGCCGCATAAAGCTGCGTACTGGGGTCCTGCTGCTTGAGCAGCCGCGTCGCCTGCAACGCCTGCGCCGCATTTCTCTGGCGCTTTACGATGGTGTCGAGCACATCGATAGCTGTCTCCACATTACCGCTGTTTGCCGCATTGTTGTAGAGCGCCCAGCCAATCGCCGTATTCTCCTTGCTGATTCCCTCTTTGGTTGAACTTTTCCACTTGTTCAGGGTCTTTTGCCAACCCTCGGTTTTTATGCGGCTTTCTGCGTCACTAATGGCCTGCTTGTCCGTATAGCGGTCGTAGGAGAAATCTCCTTTTGCCACCATTCGTTCCAACGTCGGTATCATTGCGTCCGGCGTGGCCTTTGCTTCCAGCACCGTGCGGATTGTGCGGCTGACGTATTTGTCATCCGCCGTCTTCTTCGGCACCTGCACTTCGCGGTATGCACGCTCACCCGCCGGGATATATCCGTACTTCTCTTTCAACGCTTCGTAGTTTGCCTCAGGGATCTCGCGGGAGAATGCTGCGTCATCCACGCTGTTGACTTTTTCCAAACGGTCCGCCTCATCTCCGGCGATATACTCCACCGTGTTGACCCCGGCATCCTGCAATGCGGCTTTCAGACGGTCGCTGCTGTTGTCCGGGATCACCGCTGCCAAAACTTCGTCAAACCCAACGGCGCGCTGGGGCTTGGCCTCAAAGTAGCCGGTGGGCATTTCCGCCGCCTCCTGGTAGACGGCCTGGATGTCCTGGGCCGTCTGGCTGCTGATTTTGTACCCCTCCTTGGAGAAGGCCCGCATGATAGCGTCCACCGTCCTCTTGCCCTTGGACGTTTCCATCAGGATGCTGCCGATGATGTCGCTCTCGACGAAGGAATTGTCGGAATGAGCCTTGTTTCCCTGCTTGATCTTCGTGATGATGCTGCCGATCTGGTCATCAATGGCCTGGAGCTTTGCTTCATACTCGGTCCCCTCGTCCATGCCCAGCCGCCCACTGTCCGCCTTGATCTCCTGGATGCTGCGGTATTCCGGCGTCGCCACGGATTGCAGGGTCTTGGCGCTTGCGCCCCAGGTGCTGCCGCCGCGCTCCTCCTGGCCCTCCTTCATCGCCTTGACGATGTTCTCCAGGGTGTAGGCATAGTGGAGCTGCGAGAAACTGCGGAGATTGCCGGAGGGGGTGTAGGGGTCCTTGCCATTGTAGATGCCCGCCTCGCCCAGCAGGCCGTCCAGCTTCCCGGCAATCCACTCCTCAACGGCGTGGTCATCCACGGAGCTGCGCAGCGCGTCAGAGGTAGCCATCCGGTCAATTTCGCCCTTGGTCGCGCCGCCGTCCTGGTACATATCCCATGCGTGGTGAACGATGTCCTCCAGGGTGAAGATGGAAACGCCGTCCATGGAATTGTCGATGCGGTTCTGCCGTCTTTCGTTGATCTCCGCGTCAGTCCAATGCCTCTTGACGGCCATTCTGCGGAGCATGGGTTCGCCCTGTTCCCGGTAGTAGTCCCGGAGAATGTCGCGGATGACCTCGGCATTCTCGCCCAGGGCGTCCTTCACGCTCTCACCGGTCTCCAGGTTGGCCTCGATTTCAGCCAGCGTGTTCACGCCCAGGCGGTCAACCACCTTTTGCAGGGTGTCGTTACCGAACTTGTCCCACACCTTGTCCATCTTCACCGGCTCCAGACTCTTGCCCTGGTCTGCCAGATAGGCCGCCCGCACCGTGTCCGTGGAGGCCAGCTTCTCCGCCAGCTCTGCCGTGCTCCTGGTGCTGGTGTTGTCGATGCCCATAGAGCGCAGGGCGGCGCTGTTCCCGAAGATGCCCCCGGCCACGGAGACATCCCCGGCCAGCCGGTGCAGCTCGTGCTCCACCTGGGATGCCTTTTTGCTGTTCACGGGGTAATCTACTCGCGGAGCTGTCGGCGTCCAGGCATCGCCACCGTACACCTTGTTGGCGCGGAATAGCTGCGGGTCGATGGTGTCCTTGCTGAACACAAGGGAGATGGGGCCGTACTTGGTGTGCCCGTCCCTGGCTTTTACAATGGCGATAGAGGGCATGGGCAGGCCGCCCAGCTTCAGCGCGGACATGATGCTGGCCTCATCCTTGTTGTGGACGGCGATCAGTTTGTCAGTCTCTTCGACCGGCGTTTCCATGCTGAACTTCAGCTTGACATTTTGTACGCCACGAGATAGACTATCTACAGAAGCATTCCCTCGCAGAGCGCCGCTGTCCGCAGCGGAAGAGCCATTAATTTGGGGGATGCTTCTTTCTTGCATCTGCCCAATATTATAGATCATCTTACCGTCTGCGCTCTGCGCCGTCGATATCGTAACCTTGTAATATTTCCCGTCAAAGTCTTTGAAAAACGCCGTGCGATAATTCCAACCGCTACTTGCCATGTCTCCATGTCGACTGTTATGATCTACAACGTTCCTGTCCCCCTTGACAGAAACCTGCGCCAACTCGTCAATATGCGATGCTGCATTTACTTTTCGCTCAAATGCCGCCTCGCTCATAGTACGCCCATCGCTAGTGTGGTTGTCGCTCAGTTTCCCTGCCGAGGTCGCAGTCAGGACCAATTCGTCGCCATCCGCGCCGATAAGCTTAACGTCTTGTCCACGGCGGATTTTCCCGTTAATATAGTCTTCCAGCTGTTCGCTCCAACTCTGCGGGTCATTTCCAAAAATGACCTGTCTGTCGGCGCGGACATATTTTTTGCCATCGGCAGCCTCTTCAATGCTCGCCCTGCCATTTATTTTGCTTGGCGGCGCACGCGTGCTTTCCTGCGCAACGGTTTCGCTCTCCACCTTGATATGCGCAAGAAGAAACGCTGCCGCATCGCTGATCTCACTGTCGGCGAAAATGTTCATATCGCCGAGGCTGTCGCAAACCACCTCTTCCCAAATTTCCTGCGCCGTCATTTCGGTGCCGGCATAAGCGTCTGCATACGCCGTGCAGAGGGAGTCGACCTCACCGCCGGTAAAGGTCTTATCGATGCGCGTGCGTACCTCGTTCAAATCGACTTCGCCCTTTGCGATCATATCATGTCCGGCCTCATGCCGCATGATCTGGTACGACGTAAATTCAGGATGATCCGCACGGATAAATACGCGGTCGCCCGATACATAGCCGCGCGCCTGGAACGTTTTCCCGCTCTTGTCACGGAACGTCAGATTGTTTCCGGCAAAAAACGTCACGCGCAAGCCGCGCTCTTTGGCGAGGTCCTTCGCCTTGCGCATTTCCTCCGTCTCGTTCTTCACAAGATAGACGCTGTCATTGACCGCGCCTCTGCCGATGCCGAAGCTCGCAGTGCTTACTTTTTCTCCATAATCGAGCGCAGCTGCTTCGCTGTCTGCGAAGTGTCTCCCTTTCTTCCGGCTCTGATCTCGTCCTGTGCTTTCTTCCACGCCTCGTACTTCTCCGCGGGGATTCGCACCGTTATCCCGTTCGCTGCCGTCGCGTAAATGTACTGCTTCTCCATGTTCGGCTCCTTCCTGCTGCGCGTATTCTGCGCGCAGCTCGTCCATTGTTACCTCTCCTGTCTCGAGGGCAAGGCGGTTGTCATTTACATACTTGTCAAATCCGGTCGCCTGCGCCTCTGCGCCTGCGATCTGCTGCTTTGCTGCAATATAATCCATGTTTGGGGCGACCGCCGTTCCATCAACAGCAGTGTACCCATTCGTCAGCATGTCGTCAAGAACGATCTCGAGCGTTTTCGCCGCTTTGACGTTCTCCTGCCCGTTATCGTTGATGATGCGCTGCGCTGCATCAATGATTTGCGTGCGCGTCAGGCCCTCGTCCATCGCCTTGCGCATGGCGGGGGTCTCGAATATCTGATTGTTTCTCTGGTATCCGTTTGCCGTCCGCTGCCGCGCGCCCTTCTGCTGACCGCGCGAAAGGCTTATATCAGCGATACCGGAGATCTGCTCTGCCGCCGCGCTGTAATAACTGTGCAGCTCTGGGTGGTCGAACTGGAAAGCGTTCACGTTTCTGCCCGATACGTTTTCCTTCGTGCGGCTGTCAATGTGCTCGCCCGTTCCTGCCGCTTTCTTCGCGTCGTTCTGCCCTGCGACATAGCCTGCATAGGCCGTCTCATTCGTCGGGTTCGGGTTCGCCTTGCCCTCCACGCCCGCATTGTAGGCGGGGATAAAGTCCTTCACGTGCTGCGCCGTGTCCTTGCCCTCTTGGTACGAGCCACGAATCGCCTTGCGCCCGCTCTCTCCGAGGGAGTTATCAAAGCGCGCGAAGCGATTTGCCGCAGCTTCCACTCCGCCGCCAATACCGCCGAGTGCCGAGCCAACAAGGAAGTCATACAAGACATCACTTGCCTGCATGGCGCTGTAATTTTCCCCGATACTTTTCCCGTTATAAATCGTCTGTAAGGCAGGCTGTGCAAAATCAGAGATGACCTCCTCTAAACCTTCGCCCGTAGCAGAAAAGAGCGTTTTCAGCACAGCTTGTCCCGCCGCACTCTTTGACAGTTTGGCGACCACATCTTCGACAATTTCATCTGCGGCGCCTGCGCCGTAAATCCCCGCAAGGCCGTCCGATAGCTTTTCGGTCAAGGCCTCAACGCCTCCTGTGCCTACCGAATATGCCGCCCTGCGTAAAAGGCTTGCGCCGCTGTCTTTGCTTTCCAGCGCCGCCGAGCCTCCTGCGCGGGCCGCCAGCGGGATCAGCGAATGTCCGCCTGTCACCGACGCAAGAAGTAAGTCGCCTCCCATCTGCGTCGCATTTACTCCAAGCGTATTTACGAATTTCCCCACTGGGCCTTTCCCATAGTTTGCAAGGTTTTCTTCCGCTTGGGCCTCGGCAGTCAGTCTCTTTCCTGTTTCATAGTTGCCTGCCGCGATTTTCCCAGCCTCTTCTTTCCAGCGCTTCCCCTTTTCCGGGTTACCAATTAGGTTACCTACTGCTTCGCCCACCGCTGCATTGATCTCATTGAAAAGCCCTGCTGCCCCCAAGTATGACCCCGCAGAGCCTTTCACCCCCGCAGAAACAACATGCTTGGCATCGTCCACCACGCCATTTGCCGCGTTGCCGACGCGCTGCGTGACCGTCTGCGGCTTCACGTCCTTCACATGCTGATTGAAGGCTTTTTCGCTCTGGTAGTTCTTCGCCTCTTGCTGCTGCAAAGCGCCCTTGCCGAGGCCCTGCGCAAGCGCATTCTGGTTCTTCGGCATCACGGCATTCTGCTGCACGGTCGGCTGCTGGCGGAACATCGGGCTTGTGCCAGACTGCCGGCGGGGGCTTTGGACTCCCTCGTCCTGTGTCTGTACCGCGGGCGGCGTGCTCTGCGGATACCCAATCTTTACAAGCCGACCGTTTGCGCCGGTGCCTACCACCGTGCGCTTTTCTTCCTGCTGTTCCTGCACCGCAGGCGTTGTCTTGACAAGTCGTCCCATTTAGCCCTCCTCATAGGAATACCCGTACTGCTTGAGCAGTTTTTGCATTTCTGCTTTCTGTTCGCTTGTCATCATCGGCCAAGTCTTGTCTAATGTGCCAAGGATTCGGCCCCCGTCCCCATTTTTAAGCGATGTATTGAATCCGGACAGCAGTGCGATAAACTGGCCTTGCGGCAGCATTCTGCCGTCACTGTTTCCATCGCCCCCACCGTTCTGACCTCCCAGCCAATCTTTATAGCCGTCATACGCGCCGCTCGAAGAGGTAAACCCGAATTTTTTATAGTTGTTGGCAATATAGCTCTTCGGGTAGCCGGACTGATATGCCGCTTCAAACAAGCCATCATAGTCCGCCTCTCTCGGCGGAGCCGTAACGTTGTTGGAGCGTCTTGTGCCGCTTGCTTTTTGTGCCGCCTGCAGCGCGGCCTGCTGCAATTTGTACTGCCATTCCGCGTCGTAGCGTGCATCCTCGATGGCGTCGCGTTCCTTCTGGTAGTCATAGTTCAGCTTGTCCTGCTGCTTCTGATACGCCAGCGCATCCGCCGTCTGCTGGTCGCCCACCTGATCGCGCGCGAGCTGATAGAGGTAGTTTCGGTCGGCCAACCAGCGATTATAGTTGTTGTCCTCAAGGCCGATGAGCGTATTCAGGTCAGCGCGGTCGGCATTTAGGCCGTTTTGGTACATGCTATAGGCAAGCTGCTGCAATTCTGGGATTTTGTCCGTCATCTGGCTCATCTGGTAGTCGCTCGCCTGTTGGCTCGCTGCCACCGCCGCCGTGGACGGCATTCCGCCCGTCATCACCGCCGTCTTGCCGAGCACGTCCTCGGCGCTGCGGTCTGCCTCGCGCGTATACTGCTTGCGATACTGCTGATAGAGCGGGTCGCTCGCCGCATCGTAGGAAAACGGCGTGCGGTTCAGCAGCGCGTCGAGCTTTGCACTGATCTGCCCGCTCTGGTCGTAGTTGTAGCTGCTCTCACCCAGCTTATCGAGCCAGCTCGTGTCAGCCTTTGCAGGGCTCGCGCCCGTGCCGAGCTTGATGTACTCGCTGCCGTCCACGCCGCCAGAATAGTCGTACTTCGCGCGGATTTTCTCGGCTGCGTCGTGCGCCGCCTGCTGGCCCGCCTTGTCTCCCTCAGCATAGGCCTTGTTGTAGGCCTCTGTATACTGCCGGATGAGATCAAGGTCGCCCGAATCGTTGATGAGCGTCAGGTCTGTATTTTTGTGTTTGAAATTATCTGCCATTGTCCCCTCACTTTCTGCCGCCCGTCACATATTCGTACTCGAGCGCATAGAGCCGGTATTCTCCTGTGGCTTTGATTTTTAATCTAAAGTGGTCGCAGCGGCGGATCGGGCAGTTGAGCGTGAAAACGTCTTTCTCCTGTGCCCCGCAGCGGTCTACCTCTTCCCACGCGCCGCCGTCGAACTTGACAAGGAACACGACCGTTGCGCCCTTCTCGCATTCCAGCCGCGCCCTCACGCGCTGCACGTGCTTCGCGTCAAACGATCCGCCGTCGTAGTCGGCAAACTCCGCTTCGCTAATAACAGCTCCCTCGCGTGTTGCGCCGGTCGGGATATCTGCCGGATTTCCCAGCAGCACGCACCCGCCGTCTACTAAGGCCATGATACCGCCCGAATAGGCCATTTGCACCACGGCGAGCGTATCTTCCTTATGCCACGTCCCGTTTTCGCTGCTGTAGCAGTACAGCGCAGTTTTGCCATCCTCTTTCAGGCTCACATAGTAGTTAAGACCGTCGCTGCCGCCCACGGCGTCAGAGAGCCGCACATCGTCGCCCAGCACGCGGGAGATGCAGCGCGGCATACCGCCGCTGTATGCCATGATGCCGACTTTCGAGAGGTAATAGAGCGTTTCACCTGCCACGGCAAGGCTTTTGTGGCTGCCTTTCATCACGCCAAGCACAGCACTCGACATGAGCTGGAAGTTCGTCGGGATCGTGCCGTACATCTTGAAGATTTTGTCCTCTTTGAAAAAGCACGGGTAGCCAAGATAGCTCACGCACGCCGTAAATGCCCCCGCCGTGCCGCTCTCCACGCTGAACGCATCTGTGGATAGTCCGTCAAACACGTTCCAGTTGTACGGGTCGCCGAGCTTTGAAGCAAAGATGCTGTCGCCCTTGCACCCCCATACGCGGTTTTCGTTCGTGCAGACAAAATCCATGTCGGGCACGGTGCGCTTGAGCGTGACTGTTCCGGGCTCCGTGATGCTTTCCTGCCCATCGGGCAGGCGGAAGGTGTTTTCATAAAAGCGCAGCGTCTTTTTGTCTTCGCTGATCTCCCGGATGATAGGCGTGCGGTTGTTGTAGGTCTCCTTCGTGCAGCCCGAGATCGTCACCGCGTCGCCCACGTTAAACGGGAACGCCGCGCCGGTCGTCGTGATGCTGTTTGCCGCCGCCTTTTCGTCGGCATACGTGCCATTCCCGAATTTCATCCCCGCCGCGGCATAGCTCGCTTCCATCGGCTTGATCGTACCGTCCTTTTCACACACGATCTTGTCGGGAAAGATGAGCACGCGCTCGCCCAGTGCGCAGAAAGTCTTTTCGCTGTCTGCGACCGTCGTCTTCTCTTCGCCGTTGATGTAGAGCTTCGTTCCGTATACCTCGTAGAGTTTGCCTGCGCTGAAAATGCCGTTTGCCTTGCCCATACCCTTGCGGACGGTATAGCGCCGCGCACGTGGAGCAAGAAGCGGGAAGTATCGCGCCGACAGGTTCTGCATGTCGTAGAGCTCGCCGCCCGCCGCACCGAACGTGTGGTTAATGCCACCAAATTTCTCCTGCTGCACGCGCCGGTTCGTATATGCCGTGATCTCAGGCAGTCTCATCTTTCACCGCTCCTCTTGCTTCGCCCGGTGTATCGCCTTTCTCGCCCACCGGGGCTTCTGTTGCGTCACAGATCGTCACGATATTGCGAAGCGACTGGCGCACCGCCGCCACCACGTCCACCGCGTCGCCGTTGACGTTCAAAATGCCGATCAGGCGCATCGCGTGCGCCGCTTCCTGCTTGATCTTTTCGTTCATGCTGATTCCTCCAATCGTTTCAGCCGTTCTTCCTGCTCGCGCACCTTCGCCCACAGGACAGGGATAAACTCGCTGTAGCGCAGAAAATAGGTCTCGCTGCCGTCCTTGCGCTTGGCCGCCGCCCAGCCCGCGAACTCCTGCGACGTGATCCCGCATTTCTGCATCGCCGCCTCTACCTCCTGCGCGATGAAGCCGGTGTGGAAGCGCCCGCTCGTGCCGCTGTTCAGCTTGTAGCGCTTCGGCTCGACGAGCTCAAGCATGCGCACGTACTTCTCCGGCAGCGCCTCAATGCTGTTCTTGATGTTTCGGTCGGACCCGTTCAGTTCGTTCGTGCTGCAATAGATCGCGCTCCAAACGAAATTCGGCGCACCAAGATTGTACCGGTTATCTGCATTCGGGGCGAAATCGCCGCGGCAATCAATGAAGTCGTAGTCGAAATTGAGCGCTGATCTTCCGTTATTCCCCGACAGATACAGGTTTCCGCTCGTCGCGTTCAACTCCATCGCCTTGCTCTCGAGCGTCATTTTGTAGTCCGCCGTGCTGGCGTACTCCGTGTAGATGTCCCCACAGCGTCGTCCCTCATCATTGCGCACGGTGATCCTGTCCCCTTCAATCTCCGTCGCCGTCAGCGTTCCATAGATGTTCACCGCGTCCACGTAGAGGTCAACGCTGCCCGTGCTTGCAATCTGTGCGCCGTTGTAATTGAGTTTGAAGACCGTCCCATTCTCGCCGCTCGTTGCGGCCAGCGTGAAGCCCTGGGCGCTCTGGTCAAAGATGCTCTGCGCCTGCGTTGCGTCGATCTTGGTGCGTACCGTCGCGCGGATGCCGTTCACGTCGGTCTTGATGTTAGTGATCGCGCCGTCAAGGTTTGAAACACTTACCTGCAAGCCCTTTGCCGTTGTGTAAAGCTGCGTGATGTTCCCCTCGGCGTCGCTAAGTCGAGCATCTAATCCTTTTGCTGTAATGGAAATTTCATTTACATTCTTGTCCGTATCCTCGATCTTGGCGTAGATCGGCTCGGAAATATTCTTGATAAACTCGCTTAGTGCATTCTGATTGATGTTGCTCCCGTCCAGATTGAAGAGCGTATACCGAAGCTGTTCCAGAAGCACGAAAAGGTAGTCATAGACCCCGTTGATCTGCTCCTGCGTGTCTTTGCCTTCCCCGTTCGGGAAGGTCGTCTCCACCAGCTGAAATGTCGTCGGCACTTGTCATCACACCTTCCAGTTGCCCTTGCTCTCTTTTCGGTTCTCGCGCCGCCACCATGCCATAGCATCGGCCACCGCCTCGTTGGCAATGGCATGGTCGTTGGCATAGAGCGCGCTGTCCTGATTGTAGGCGTCGAGCTGCGCTGCCAGATACAGGTGGTAACACTCGTTGTGCCCGTCCGGAAGCAGCAATTCCATATCCTCGACGCTCGCGGTGTCATCCTCCACACTCACCTTGAGGGTGGGTGCTTCCGCCCCCATCATCTCGGCGATTCGGTGCTCAAGCACCATGAGGATTTCCGCCTTGCGCGGCGTGCTCAATTTGTTAGGCCGCAGCGCGTCCGCGTCACGGATAGCTTTCAGCATTTTCATACATTAGACCTCCGTGAAATACTGTCCCGTCAACTCATGCGGCAGATACTGCAAGACGATCTTCCCGCCCGCGGCCTCGCCGATACGCTCGCACTTGTACGTCTTGCCGTCCTCGCTGTCGAGGTAGTATTTGCCGTATTCGTATTCCATGCCGCGCGCTGCGGGGATGGGGTCGTCCTGCGTACCCGCGTGGGTAACGTCGATCACGACCCACAGCGCAGGCGTTGCGCTCGGCTTCCATCCCTCCTGCGAGGTGTGCGCCTGCTGGCACTTGTAGAGCTTGCCGCCGTCGCTTACGCGGTTGCCCACAATGTAGCTGACGGGGTATGCCCACTTCGGGAACAGCTCGACCGCCGTTGCCGCGTCGCTGTCCGGCAGGCTCGTTGCCGCCGCCTCGATAACCGGTCGAAGCCTTGCTGCGCGCTGCGGCGTGATGCTCTGGCCGACCAGCGCCGTGACGGTCGCCTCCGAAAGCTCGGATTCCGTGGGCTTACCCATCTTAATAGACACGGTGCCGTCGCGGTGGTCGGTGATGGCCCCGCTTAGGCTGTAGGCGCTGTTGTCGTACTCGTTGACGACCTCTTCCGTCTGGCCGGTCAGCATACCGTTCTCGTCCAGCACGTCGCGCGTGTCGCGCTGGACGATGCTCCACGGGGTATTGTCAGGCAACAGCGCCGCCGCCTGCGCGTAGGGCATGGTGAGCGTGATGGTCTTTGTGTCGCGCTCGCCCCACGTGCGGTCTTTGGGGTTGCCGTTGATCTCTGCGGGGTATTCGGTGTTGTTGACTTTGATGTATGTTGCCATAAATAATCAGTCCTTTCTTTAGAAGCAGAAGGCGAAGGCCACGCCAGAAACAACGTTTGCACTCCTGGATATGGATGCGCCTTTATAATTAACACAACAGTAAAATCTTGTATTATCGTTATACGGAGAACGCTCCCACCACTCAATCGCGCTATCGATGTAGTTCTTCACCTTGCTGTTGCCAGCTTTGTAGTAGTCGTACTGCATGCCCTCGCCTTTGCCGGAATTCGTATCGCTACCAAAAATTTCAATCTCACTCAGTAAGAATAGCTTATCTGCCGTGGTGACGATGGTACGGCTTTCCGAGGTTAGCTTGTTCACTTCTCGGATGCCGCTCTGTACCTCCGTTGGCATCTGTTTCAAAATAGTGGGCAAGTGCTCTACTCGCATAGAGCATTTTTCCCAACCCATGGTATTTGAACCAGTGGAGTGCATTGCCTTCGCTATATTGTAGCAGTCGTGCAGCTGGAAGGTCAGCGGAGCCTTGCCCGAGCCGTCTGAATAGTCATCGTGGTTCTTGCCGATGATGTCGATCTGGTAGTCCACGCCATTGATGGTCATGGGCTTATGGTCTGCCACCTTCCACGTGTCCGGCACTTCGTTGTTGTGGCACGCCGCGATGATCTGCTCCCATGTGTTATTGGCAAACACAGGGTCGTAGGGCGGCGCAAACGTGATATCATACCCCGTCCCGCCGATCAGCGTCCTGCCCTTGAGGATGTTGTACACCGTGCCGTTGACCATGCATTTGCCGCCCTTCACGGTGTAGGGCGTGCCGCCCACGAGCGTCTTGTGCGCGGTGAGGGCTGGCACAACAACATTGCCTTCGACGATGTAGAGATCCAGGGTGCCGTTATCTGGAATAGAAATGCGATTACCAGGCACATATTCTGGAATAGTCGCATTTTTGGTTGTGGATAGTCCCGCAAAAGTCTTAGATCCGGAATACGTGTAATCGGACCCCGCGTCACTAGTAACTCCCTCGGTGGTTAACACAACGATACCGGGCGCTTGATACATGGCATACTCTTCAGAACCATCGTTTGAATATATATAAACATACCCTGTTGTTGGTGGGAATTTTCTTTCCTCATTCTCCTCAACGCTGTCGAATTCGCCATATCCGCTCTCATACTTTACAGTGCGGAATTTGTCACTCTTGCTCAGCTCATCGCAAAGATTTGTGAGGGTATTACAAGTTTCCAGATCGTTGGCGTGCCCATCAATGATGACCTTGTTCTTTTCAATTGTAATTTTGCTCATCAGTAAGTCGCCTCCTTAGCCGTACACCCAATTGATGGCGTAGTTCTCGGTCGGCGTAGATTCGGACGCAACGAGCGTCTGCTTGACGATGTTGCCGCTTGCGATGTAGTCGCTGCCACGCGTCGCCGCCACAATACCGCCGCTGCCGTTGCCCTTGAGGAGGGAGGTGGTGGAGGGAATATTGACGGGGCCTGCGGGGCCCTGCGGGCCGGTCGCACCTTTCTCGCCCTTTTCGCCCTGCTCGCCCTTGGGGCCTTTGATGTTGACCGTCGCGGGATTCGCAAGCCCGCCGTCGTTCGTCCAGCTCAGGTCTCCCGCCGCGGACACGGCGGGCGTAAAGGTCGTTCCCTTTGCGCCGTCCGCGCCTTTCGCGCCATCCGCACCCGCGGGGCCCGTCTTGCCTTGGGGTCCCGTGGGGCCTTGCGGCCCGGTTGCGCCGGTTTCACCTTGCGGACCGGTTTCGCCCTGTGGCCCTCTCGGGCCCGCGGGGCCGGTATCACCCTTCGCGCCGTCAGCGCCGGCAGGCCCCCGTGCGCCCGTGTCGCCCTTCGGGCCTTTGAGATTCACGGTCTGCGGATTCGCCTTGCCGCCGTCGTTCGTCCACGACAGGTCGCCGTCGTCGCTCATGCTCGGCGTGAACGTCACGCCGTCCTTACCGGCGGCACCGTCTGCGCCTTTTGCACCGTCTGCGCCCTTGGCACCATCCGCCCCGGCAGGGCCTTGAGGACCAGTCTCGCCGGGATCGCCTTTCGGACCCTGCGGACCCTCGGGCCCCGTGTCGCCTTTCGCGCCCTGCAAGGGGCCGTTGTTGACGAACTCGCCGGTAATGCCGTCGAAAATGTAGATGTCGTAGGGCGCCGCCGTGCCCACGCCGTAGGCATCGCCTGCCGCTGCGGTCGCTTTCTGCGCGGCGTCGAGCTCCGCCTTCGTGTCATAATAGCCCAGCACCTTGAAGCCGCTGCCGGTCTCCCCCTTGGGGCCTGCGTGGCCCTGCTCGCCTTGCGGGCCGGTCTTGCCTTGCGGGCCCTGTTCGCCCTGCGGGCCGCGCGGGCCTTCGGGGCCGGTCGGTCCGGTCGCGCCGGTGTCACCTTTCTCTCCTTGGGGGCCGGTATCGCCCTTGTCGCCTTTCAGCGCGGCGAGCTGTGCCGCCGTAAAGTCGGAATAGGTAAAGGCATCGCCCTTGGCTCCCTTTGCGCCCTGCGGGCCAGCGGGGCCGGTCTCGCCTTGAATACCCTGCTCTCCCTGCGGGCCGCGGGGGCCGGTTTCACCTTTGGGGCCCTGCGGCCCCGTCGCACCGGTTGCGCCGGTCTCGCCTTTTGGGCCCTGCGCGCCGGTTGCGCCCGTGTCTCCTTTGGGGCCGGTTGCGCCTGTGTCGCCCTTGGGACCCTGCTCGCCGGTATCTCCCTTTGGCCCGATCTCGCCCTGCGGACCGGTCGCGGCAACGCCCGTGTCGGCAAAAGCGCCCGCCGTGGCATCCCACTTGAACCAGTTGCCCGTGGTCTCGTCGACGTATGGCATCTTGGAAACCGCCGTCTCCGCATCCGCCGCCGCCTGCAAAACCTCGTCGACCCAGCTTTGATAAGCCGGAGGCGGGGTCTCTCCGCTGTCTTCCAGCGTTTCGCGCACGCGTGTTTTATATATCTGGCTCTTCACAATGGTATCGCCAACGGTATAGCGCAGCTCTGCCGCGCCCTCACCGGCCACCGCCGTATCAACGCTCGATACCAGCCACACGAGCGCGCCGTTATCTTCTGTCACCGTCACGGGATACGGCTGCGCATCGCCGTTTCGCTGCACGATCAGGCTCGCCACGCCATCGCCATAGCCCTCGTGCCACTTTCCCAGCACGTCAAAGACGACCTTGCGCGCCTGATTCTCGCCCCTGCGCCCGAGCTTGATCTCTTCGAGCGCGTAAGCATTTTCAATAACCATGTTGTCACCTCTCTTATGGAAAACGGCGCAGCAAGAGCGACTTTTTCGTCCCTTGCTGCGCCGTGTCGCAACTCATTTTTCGTGTCTCGCGGTCGTATTCACTTACGCGTTGTGGGCCTTCGCGCTCTCAACGTAGTCACTGCTCATCGTCTGGATGAGATTCGCGGTCGAGGCGTCCTGTCTCATCTGGTTCTGAATGGCCCACAGGAACTTTCTCTTGATCTGCACGGTCACGCCGCGCTGAATCAGGCAGCTTTCGCCGTTCACGCACACCAGCAGGTCATCCTTGTACTTGCCGCTGTCCTTGAACAGGCGGACGCTGACGTACTCCTCGCCTGCGGGGGCGGCGTTCACAGCCGCAACGGCGTTCTTTGCTTCGCTCATCGGTCTTTCCTCCGTTTCAGTGTCGGGGGCGGCGTTCACAGCCGCCCCCTTGGTGGTTAGGTCAGCGGGGTCTCGTCAAACGTAGAAGTGGTCTCCACGCGAATCATATATGCCTCAACCAGACGTTCGGCGACCTTGGTCGCCTTCCAGCCGACGGTTGCACGCTGGTTCAGCGGGTCAGCCGTACCGGCAGAGCCGAGCGGCTTGACGATGTGTTCAAGGCCACCACCGGTCAGCTCGGTCGTGCCGTAAGCCTCCGCGCCCATGATGAGGGTGGAGTAGACGTTGCGGCCCTTCGCACCGGCTTCGCCCGGATAGATGGCGGTCGACGCCGTCGGGGTGGCAGCAGGCGCTTCTTTCAACGTGATCGTCGCGCTGCCAGCACCCGCAGCCGTGGCGCTCTCGATCTCAAGAAGCGCACCACCGATGACGACCTCACGGCCAGCCAACTTTGCAGCGTCAGCAGTGGTGATGACCTCGTTTACGGTCAGAACCTTGCCGGATGCGCTCTTGACGGTCAGGTCGCGTGCGCCCTCGGTCAGGTCGTCGGCGTGGAACACCTTCGCTTCGGTCGTCTCGATGAAGCGGACGCCCGCGATCTTGCCGATCTCGTCGTCGTAGATGTTGCTGGTGTCCTTGTACTCGTGCGGGCGCTTCCAGTCAGGGTCATCCTGAATGTCGTAGGAACAGTCAGGGTGAATAATGGCCCAGTAGGAGCCCTCATAGCGCGGGGCGTTCATGGTTTTCAGGAAGCGAACCGCCTTGCGGACGGCACGCACCGTGAAATAGTGGTTGCCCGTGGTCTCGCCGCCAACTAGCAGATGGCGGCCCGTCACCTGACCTTCGCCGTACTGGACGTTGGAGCCACCGTTGATGACCTCGCGGGTGATGGTGTCGAGCGTGCGGCCCGCCTGAGAGCCGAGCAGCACCGTCGCTTCCTGCAGGTTGTTGTCGATGGCGGTCAGGTCGAGGATATCGGAAATCTCGACGAAATCGCCGTACTGGTCGACCTGCGCGGTCAGCGTGGTCATGGACAGCTTACGGCCCTTGGGCGTAACGCCTTCGGTGATGGGCGTCAAGGCCTTGGGCAGCGGATCATACTTGCGGAACTCGATCTCCTTGCCCTTGCCCTTGGGGATGTTGCGCTTCTGCGCGAAGCGGTCATGCACCAGCTCAGGTTCAGCATTGTCGATCAGGGTGTCGCAGTAGTAGGTCTTCATCTCGCCCGAGAGACCGGCATCGGTCGTCACATTCGTCTGGCCCTCAAACAGGCTCAGAATGACGGGCAGAATGAAAATGTCTTTAAATTTCTTCATAGAGTTTTGTCTCCCTTCTTACAGTCGGTAAATTAGGCGGGCATCAGAATACGATGCGCTCGCCGCGCCGCACGCGCCTTGCGATCTCTGCGCGGTCGGCCTTCGTGAATTTGCTCGGGTCACTCTTGACAATGACCCCCGGCTGGGAAGTGGTTCCGTTCTCGTTTGGGCGCATTCCTTTCGCGCGGACGTTGTCCATCACGCGCTTTTCCATCTCTGCCGCAGCTTTCGCCGCGCTGCGAGCCTGAATGTCGCCTAAATGGGATACCTCGTAAGCGTCTTTTACAGGAACGCCAGCGCGCAGCATCGCAATGAAGCGCGGATTCTCCGCGACTTCGCGCTTGAGGTCGAAGTCAGGGTACTCACCCGGCGCGTCCGCCGTTCCGACCAGCTCACTCGCCTGACGAATCCAGTCGTTATATGTCTCGTCGGCTTTCTGCTGGCGCTGCCTGTCTTCTTCCTGACGTTTGAGCGCTTCGTTTTCCTGCTGCATCCGCGCATACTCGCGGTACTGTTCAACGCTCATGCCCATGCTCTCCGCTTCCGCATTGTAGAGCACGCTGTTGAGCGCCGCATCGCCCTCAAAAGCCGCACGCAGCTTGCTCATATCGCCGTCCGCCACGCCATAATGGCGCATCAGTGTGTCGATAATGGGCTGCGAATCGGCGATTTTCTGGTCTTTAGCCTTCTCTTCGCCAAATCTGCGGTTGATGATGCGCTGTGTCTCCGCGGTATAGACGTCCTTGTACTTGCCGTTTACGAGATCAAGGAACTCCTTTTTGAGGTCTTCCCCGCCTTTTTCCGCAGCCCCGGCGTCGTGCTGCTGCATCTTCACGCCCTCGCCTTTCGGCTCGCCAGAAGAGGCTCCCGTATCATCAGGTGTCTCCTGCTTGCCGAACACGACGTTGGCGTATTCGCCCGTTTTGCCCTTCCGGGTGGGAGAAGAGCTTGCATTCGTGGTCTCGCCCTGTGTGCTCGCGCCTCCCTCAGCGCCGCCCGATGCACCGGCAGCGGCTCCCGCAGCGGCAGTGCCGCCGTCAAAGAGGCTCAGGACCACGCGAAGCGTGGTTTTGAGGTTCATGGTATCCCTCCTGCTTGTCAAATCGCGGATATTCGGCCCTCCGTGTAGGCCGTGCAGCGCTTCCCATCATCCGCAGGGGAGGGGAGAGCGGCGAAAAGATGAAGAAAAACGCCGGCCCTCCCTCGCGGGCGTATGAATAGGAGGAAGCCACTCGCACGCCTAAAGCGTAACATGCGGCTTCCTCCGTCTCACCACGGGTGAGAAAAAAATTTTAGTTTTCTTCGATGCACTCGCAGATCGCGTCCGGCCTCGTGGCCTCAAGCTGCTTGAGCCCGATGCAGGCCGCAAGAAATGCCGCCTCGATGCGCTCATCGCCGCCGCAGTGGATGAGAAAGCGCGGCGCACCCTCGTCTATCTCGAAGCCGTAGACCTCGCACTCTCCCTCGGCTTCCATGTTCTTCACATAGCCACCGAAAGCGTACATCACGCCAGTAATGTAGTTGCAGCATTTCTCGTCCGCCGAATGGCCTTCGCACAGGATCATGTAGCGACCGATCTCGTGCTCGATGTGAACCATCGTCATGCGCTTACACCCCCGGCATCGCCGCACTGCTGCCCGTGTCCATGTTCGGCTTAGACTGTTCGGCAAGCTTCTGCATGTATGGCGTCTGCGCGCTCTGCGCGTCGGCGTTCTTGCTCTCAATTCCGCCACTGCTGCCGCTCTTGCGTGTCGAGCCGCCGCTCTGCGTGCCGCCCGCCATTCCGATGCCCATGTCCTGTCCCGTAAGCTGCTGGATAACCGCGAGAGCCTTTTGCAGCTGCTCGCTCTGCTGCTGCACGACGTTGTAGAGCGTCGCGCCCTCGTTGACCTGGCTCTTGATCTTGTCGATGCCCTCAAAATCCATCATGTCGAGCGCGATCATGCTCTCCTGCGCCCTGTCGGGGGAGAAGAAGCCCAGCGAATAGAGCTCCTTTGCCCGCTCGTTCTGTTCCGCGCGGGAGAATGGGTTCTTCTTCTGTGCCTTGATCTTGATGTCAAAGACCGGCCTGCGGAACAGGTCATTGCCGAGGCTGTCCACACCCGTCACCTGATCGCCAAGCTCGTTCACGCCGATTTGCGCATACTCGTATGGCATTTCATTTGTGATGCGGAAAGTGCGCACTGCATCGTAGAACTGCCGCATGCGCTCAATACACAGCTTTACGATCTTCGCCTGCGCGCGGTAGCACGCCGAAATCATATCGCGGCTCGCCTTGTTGCCCGCCTCCTGAAGCGCAGAAATAGCCGCCGCAGCCGTCGCGCCGCTGGATGTGCCGCCGTTGGACACGTCGCGGTTTGAGCTCGTTTCCTTCATCTCGTCGATCTTCATCTGCACGATATTCGCGTAGATGGAATCGAGCGGGCGCGTCGTTACCTCGCGGAGCCTGCTCTCGTCGATCTGGCCGGACACGTGGATGATCGGCTTTCGCCAGTCAAGGAACTCTTCTTCGTTGATGTTCAGGCTTTCACTCGCGAAATACCGGCGCTTGCTGCCCATCATTGAAGTTTCGAGGATGTTGCCCCAAAGCTTGTCAATGTAGAGCTGCGGGTCCTTTGCAATGGCCGTATATCCAAATCCCGCAGGTGTTCCCTTCTCGGGGAACAGCACGTCGAACACAAACGGATATTCCCCGTCTTCGTAGAATCCGCCCTCCGCATATTCGGGGTCGTTTTCGCTGGCGTAGATGATATGCTCCTCGTCGACGAACTTCGCGTAGTGCAGCACCGTTCGCCCGTCTGCGGTCTTCTTGCGGTAATACCAGTCGATCACGGCGACCTTGTTGCTCGTGTCCACCGTGTCGTCGTACTCGTATTTCGCCGTTTCAATGCTGCTGCCGCTGAGCTTATCCGCAAACTGCGGGTATTCGTCCTCGATGATGTCGCGGTCGACGAGCGCCACCGTAAACACGTTGCGGCTCTTCTGGATGTCCTCAACACCCGGCTCCCAGAAGATATTCAGCGGGTCAATACCCTCGATAGCGATGTCGCCGAGCCCATTGTCTTTCCCCTTGTCCCAGAACACGCCGTAGATCGCCACGCCGTGTTTGAGCTTTTCCCACCACTCGAAGCTGTATGTGCTGTCAAATTCGTTGTATTCCATGATGACCGGCAGCACGGACGAGAGCGTCTGCGCGCTTTCCTCGTCGCTCTGCTCGCGAGGCAGGCATACGGGCTCGGGGTAGTTGTCCATCGCGTCGGCGTGTTTATTCATGATCGAGTTAAACAACCACGCACTCGCAGGCTCTGGCGATTCCCCCGCATCTTTCGTCCCGCGTCGGATATCCTCCCAATGCCGCAGCTTCCACCAGCGTTCCTCGCTGATGATGCGGTTCTCGAAGTTGCTCTTGCCCTGCTTGTACTTTTGCAGCGTTTCTACGGCGTCGCCGATCTCCTTGCTGCCGATGGCTGCGCCGCTGCTCATCGCCGCGTCGCTGTCGCGGAATGCGCCTACAAGCGGTGCTTCTGCCTTTGCATCTAACATCGCAGCAGCACCAGCCGCGTCGGCCTGCTGCTGCGTCTGCGGGAATTTTCTCGTCCCTGCCATGTCTTCCCCTCCTGTCAGTTGTGTTGGAACCACGCATATCTGTCGTAGCTCGGCGTGTTGATGTCCAGCGGGTCGTACAAGACCGGCTTCGGCGGCTTATTTACCCGTGCCGCAATGGGATTCTCCATGCACACATAGCGTGTCATGTCGTAAATATGATCCTCCTGCTCGGTGTTCACGTCCTCAACGTCCTTTTCGTCGTAAACGAGGTTTGGCACCGTGCGAATGAAATTTTTGCACGTATCGAAGATATACAGCATCGGAACGCCGTTCTCATCAAACGCGAATCGGTTGTGCAACTGCATCTTGCCGTCGATGCGGGCGTTATCCCCCTTCTCGAAGTATACGCGCTCGCGCTCAAAGAGCGAGCCGATGCTCTCCGTGCCCTGCGTGCCCCAAATGGCGGGGTCGCCCACACGGAAGATGTGCCGCCCCTTGAGATTCGGGTCTTCGGCCTCGATACGCTTCATCTCGCGGGCCACCGCCGTCGGTTCCATCTTCACGCCCTCATTCGGCGTGCCCGTGCAGCCGTAATATTCCCGGATGTGGTAGAGCCGCCTATCTTGGTCGACCGCGAACCAGCCGATGGCGAACGGCCTTGAATATCCCCAGTCCATTGCGCACCAGATCGGCCACTCTTTCGGCACCTGAAAAGGCGTGATGACGTGCGTATGGATGCGGTCTCGGTAGTGTTCGCTGTCATTGCGCCACTCGGTAAACACCTGCCCGGAGAACGTGTCCCAGTCGCCGTAGAGCAGTGCGTTCTTCTCTGCCTCCGGCATCGACGCAAGGCGCGTCAAATAGCTGTCGTCGTTCTTGAGCAGTATCTTATTGTCGAATACCGTGCTCGGCACAAAGATGCGGCTCTTCTGCCGATGTTCTTCGTGCCCATCTGGAAAGCGCACGACGGCATCCTCGCGGATGGTCCTCATTGGCGGCGCTGCCGTGATGAAACGTTCCTTGACCCATCCGTGCCCCACACCGCCGGGGTTCGCCGTGCTGCGGATGTATACACGCGTCCCCGGCCCGTTCGGTCGGTTTCGGGAAAAGAGGTAGCTGTATTCTTCCCATGTAAAGTGGGTCAGCTCGTCGAATGCGATAAAGTCATACGCCTGCCCCTGATACTTGATCTTGTCCTTTGCATACTGCATCGAGCCGAAGAGTATTTTCGCCCCGCTCGGGAATGTCCATGTGTGGCTGCTGCCGTTGTAACGCGCGCCCGGATAGATACGCGGGTAGTAGTTCAGCGTCTTGTCAATGAGCTCGGCAAGCTGCGGGAAGGTCTTTCGCAGGATGATCGCCTTGTAATACGGGATATCCACCTGCCGCAATGCCTCAATGACCAACGCATCGGATTTTCCACCGCCTAACCGGCTGCGCCGCCGTATAGAGCCTCGTCCTCCCAGCGGCTCATGAAGAGCGCCTGTTTGGGCTGCGGCTTCCATACCACGCTACGCTTCGCCATTCGCATCACCTCCAGCGTCCTTCGGAACAGGCATTACCGCGGGCAGCTCTGCCACACCGCACGCGGTCTCTCCGCCGTCTTCCTTCTTCTCGTCATTTACCCAGCGGAAGTTGTATCTCAGGCTGAATTCCGCGCCACGCTGACCGTCTCGGTCGAAGAGCCGTTCCTCGGCATAAGCCTCGATGCGGGCCTTCGCGCGCGTAACCGTGTCAACGAATCCTTTCTTTGCCTGATAGTTCATCAGCGCTTGCCTGCTCGTAAATCCCAGCGCAAGCGCGAGCCCCGTCACCGTCGGTGGGCGCTGATGAATGATAAACGGCTGCCCGGATTTGTCGAGGATCGGCATCCCATCATCCCCGATAATCGGCTCGCCCTTGCAATCCTCGAAGTATTGGTCAATGACGGCCTGCATTTCTTCGACCGTCGCATATTTGGGATGACACCCCGCTTTTGCCATGCCGCCACCGCCTTTCTTTTTTATGCTGCAAGCCCCCCCGTCCTCGGCCTTATCGCGCAGCATTCTTATCCCCGCTCGAGGAACCGAGCTTCCTATTTCCGACGGTAACACGCCATCTTTTATTTCTCACCACGGGCGCGGAAACTTTCTCTTTCCTTTCTGTGCTTCCCTCTGTATAGTTACATACACACAACATAGATGCATCCTGCGTATAGCACCCTCTCCCGAAAGAAAAGAAATATAAAAGAAAAGAAAGAGGTTCTCCCTCACGGCAAAAAGAGAAGCAGGGCTTTCGCCCTGCCTCTTCTTATGCCATTTTGAGCTTTCTCTTCACCCACGCCCACAGGTTGCGCCACGGGTGGGCTTCTGCATAATTGGCGCGTTGCTCGGCGTTGTATCGCCCTTCACGCATTACATCAATGACCGTCCCTTTAAAAGCAAGATCGTCGTTCGCCCGCCCAAGCGCCGCTTCGGTGTCAGCAAGCTTGTTTCGCAACGCATCCGCGTCCGCTTTCAGATTCACAATCTCGTTTGCCTTGTTGATAGCCTCGCCGTTCATCTGGTCGATCTGCTCGGTCAAGACGACGTTCTTTCGCTGCATCTCCGCCTTTAGGTTCGCATACTCGGCAATCAGATCGTTCTTCTTGTCAATGCAGTTTTTCAGCGCGGCGATCTCTGCTTCAATCGCCGCAGTCTTTTCCTGCGCGTCCTCCACCCTCTTCGCCATCTGGTCTTTGGTGTACTTCTTGATGTTGATGCTCATAATTTGGCTCCTTTCATCCTCAGCTGTTCTTCCCGTCCCCGGTCGCTCACGATGCTCACGACCTTGCAGTCACCATATCGCTCAATATCCATGGCGATGCGCTCCTTGATGCCCTGCGCGTCAGCGGCGGGGACGTTGGCTTTAATCGTGATCGTCAGCATATACGTTCCCTTTCACGTGCTCTTTCCACCACAGATATTCTTTGCGCTCTCGTCGATATTCAAAAATCAGGCTTTCCGCCTTGCAGATATCGCGGAATCTGTTGCTTGCTGCAATCCATGCAGTCTCAACCAGCCACCATAAAAAGCATAACGCTGCAAGAATCGCTGCAATGCCGCCAATCGCTATAAAGAACATTCCAACGCCTTCAACAAAAGATTCCATTCGTTACACCTCCTTCGGCTCGCCGTAGCTGCAAAAATCGGTGCTGCCCACATTGCGTCTATTACATGGCGCGCGCCTGTTGTGACACGTCAGCGTCCCCGGCTTACCGTATCGCTGGGTAAGCTCTGACGGCAATGTGCTGTGCGCGCAGTCCTTGCACCGCGTCACGACCACAGCATCGACGGTGGGAGCAGCGGCCACGATGGGCAAAGCAATTTCGTCCCTATCTGCGTTGTCGTACCACGGCTCGTCATCAAGCTTTTCCCATAGCACGTCGCCATCAATCAGCCGCATCGCTGTCACCTCCGTCCATTTTTGCAGAGTTCTCCACAAAGTTGCGGACTCTGGCCGCGCAGGAGAGGCACAGTTGTTTCTCCGCAGAAAATGGTGTCTTAAAATTCACAACGCCGTAGTGATTGAAATCCAGATTCACACCGTCAACCTCGTAGTCAATCTCGCGCCCGCACATATCACAGAACACTTTAACCATCAACTATTCCCTCCGTCCATCTTTGCACCGCAATGGCAATACGGCTGTCGTCTACTCTCTACTCTGCCGCAACTTGAGCATCGGTAGTATCGTTCCGGCATGATGTGGTCACCGCCCAAGAATGAGATCCACCGCCCATGCACCACCGGGGCAACGTCAGCGGCGGGCGTATACTCAGGGTAGGAAATCATCTTAATTGCCTCCTGAATGGTGCCATTTTCTTTTCGGTATTCTCTATTTCCAAGACTTCTGAGCAGCTCAACTGTTTTTTCTCTCTCAATGTATTCAGCCATTGTCCGCCCTCCCATAAAACGTCTCTAAGTCATCCTGCGCCTTGTCAACAAAATCGGGGCAAGCCAAACATTCCGGCAGCGGGCTATCCGTCATCGGGTCAACCCACCCGAGGCAGTAGACGCGATACTTCTTGCCGTCATACCATTCACGGGACGGGCGTCCTCTCTTGCCCCGCGCGCACTTAACGGTTGCCATTGTCATCCCTCCTGTTCCATGCTTCGATTACCGTTTCTACGGCGTTGCTTTCGTATTCCATATTGTCCGTCAGAATCATTGTGCCTACATAGCATTTAGAGCAAATTACTCTTACGCCGCCACTTACAAACAACCGTGCTTTACCGCCGCAGAGCGGGCACGGTTTTAATTCAACCATCCTTCATCGCCTCCAATGCTTTCTCCGCCTCCTCGTGGGTCAGGAATGTCCCGATGTATTTGTGCATCCCCATTTTGCCAATAAGCTTTACCGCTTCGGTCACGGTGTTTATTTTGAGCGTTGCAATCACAGGGTTATCGGGATTTCCCACAAATAACCGATACACCGCATCGCCCACCTTGCACGGCAGCACCACCAGCCGCCCGTCCTTGTCGGCCTCGGCCAGCCAGCGGAATCTGTCCAGTGCTTCACTGGCTTTTTGGTTTCCGATTAAATCCTGAAGAAACACCGCATAAGATTGAAACTCCTCCGGTGTCAGCCCCGTGTCCTCATAGGCGCGCAGGTCTTCCCGGTTCCTCAAATAGTCCAGAATGAGCTGCTGCACCACGAACCGCTGCGTTATCGGCCACGCCGCGATCTGCTCTTGCAGCTTTTTCAATGCTTCGTCCGAAACCATCACTCCACCTCCTGCAGCTTACTAATCACTTTTCGGATCACATCGCCGCCGTAAGCATCTTTTGTCAACTCCAAGAACTCCGTCAGCGTCATCATTCCATGCTCGAGGTCAACACCGTGATCGCGGGCAAACTGCTTTCGCCCCATGTCACACGAACCGGTCAAACGGTGGTGCCAATCGTAAAAATACTGCGTCGGATACGTTTTTTCGCGGTCTGTTTCACGCAGGAACGCATCAATGCGCTCATCTTCCGGCATATCCTCGAAAAGCTTGTCTCGAAGAGCCTCCATTGCTCCGCGCAGCGTTTCGCCGTGCGCAAAAACATTTTCCTGCTTGACGATGTAGCACGGTGTGAGCGTCAAATCCTCGTTCACGATTGCCCCATGCGCGGTGTTGCCGCGCACAGAGCGAATCAGCGTGTTTACACCGTCAATTCGAAAAACCGGCTCTCCGTTGAAACTTTTAATGCCGGAGCCGTCGCCGTAGCCGTCGCCGTCGCC